AGCTGTTCCCCATGTGCCTGTATTCCATTGATACGTGCCCCAACCATAACCAGCTGTTTGAAAAGTTGGACCTACTATAACATAAGGTTTAACAGTCGCCGATCCAGTCGCTGACCCTCCAGGGTTTACTGCAACTGTAGGTGCTGTAATTTTAAAAGTATTATTAGTTACGTCTCTAATCTCAAAAGCTCCATCTGTAAACGTAGAAGAAGATGTAAATCCATTTGGCGTAGCCGACATTGTATTAAATGTAATATATCTTCCATTAGATAAGCCATGAGCGTTTAAATTAACCGTACATTCAGCAGATCCTTGAACTGTATCAAATGTAGCAGACCCTGATAGTTGAGAATCTAAAGGAGTAATGTCATAAAAAGCATCTTCATAATATAGAAATAATCCTTGTGAGGTTCCAATAGCTACGTATTTCTCACCTTGAAAACTTGTAAAAGCATGTTGAGCTCGAGCGGCTCCTGGTAATGTTTCTTCTGCTACAGTTAATTGTTCCCAACCACCTATTTTTTCAGGTAATCCATATCTAAATCTAACAAAATCTCCATCTACCCATTGACCTTCAGCCCCTGAATCAGTAGCTTGTTTGTTAAATCCAGGTTTAAAATTAAGTTTCTGTAACATAATCTCATATTATACATGCTTTTTATCATTTTGGTAGCATTAAAAATAGTTCATATTTAGTATATATCGCACGTCTGCGGTCGTGTTCTTTATAGTCCTATGTTTAATTAAAGTGTTAAAAATTACAATTCTATTTTCTTTTGATTCTACCTCTATTTCTTTGTCTTTTAGTTTAAGCTGTGTTCCTCCATCACAGCTAGTTAAATTTAACACAGCTGTATTAGCATCATACTCCCAATCTCGATGATACTCTGTAGTTTTTTTAAAGAAAAATTCAGTTAAAAACATGTGTATGCTAGCGTTTATAATAGATTTAGCTTTCAATCTATATAATATAGGTATTAAAGTATTTTCATACATTGGAGAATTAATTTTAAACTCATTATAAATACTATGAGTAAAATATCCTTTATCACTTTTAGAGTCACGGGTGCATTGTACTCGTCTTCTCCAAGGAAAGTCACTGTATTCGACTTGTCTTTTAAGATTTAAGAAAGACTCTTTATCTAAAAAATTGTCTATAACTTTATATTCAAATTTTTTCATTATTTAGGTAGCACTATATTCCAATCTAACTTAGATAATAGATTTTGTAAATGAACATCTTTTAGTTCATGTTGTTTTAAATATTGATGTAATTCTTCTATATCCACAATGATGTATTGATCTTTCATATCGAAAACCATTTTATCTGCTTTAGTTTTAAAATTACCTATTTTAATATTATTTTTTAACGGTCTTAAATCAAATTTAAAAGATTGATTATGTAAAACTCCTTCTACATCCCACAGCTCTTTTTTCTTTTGATTTTGACTAGCTAATTTTTTATCTTTTAATTTATTATAAAATTCTTTCATTTAGATTATTTTAAAATTAAGTGCCATTGAAATTTTCTCTTCATTAGATTTATTCTGTCCTACTTCATGCATTAAAGTAGACTTAAAAATTAAAAGCATACCAGGTTTTGGATCTATCCAATATGATTTCCAAGTTAATGGATTATTTACTTCTCCTGATTTTGTAATTCCGTGTGGCTCATGACTATAAAATGTTATGTTACCAGAATCTTTAGGCGTCTTTAAATAATAAACTGCAGAAATGTCATTAGGATAATGTTCATGTCTTTCTTGATAATCATGTTTTTTATAAATATTAAACCAAGATGCTACACATTGTGTTTTATTATTCTTGTATCCTATTTGAAGTGTGTAGTCTTCTACCTGTTTAAAAATCCACTTATGTAAATTATCAAATTTATTATTCTTAGTTAAGTTATAAGTTCCACAAGTGTTAAAAGTTGATACGTTCCAATTATTACCACCTTTTTTAAAACTATTTTTTATTGTCTTACATTCTTTAATTAATTTGTTTTCAAATAATTTGTGATTTTTATTTTCATTTAAACCTATGACTACAGGAAAGATATTATGAAACTCTACCATTGTTTAAACCAAGAAGGAAGACCTAAATGTGGACGTTTGTCGAACATATTATTTTTAGCTCCTGGAGTTTTACAATTATTATAATGCAAGAAAACCTGTACACATTCTTTGCCTTTAAATTTTTGTCGCCAATGTTCTAAATCAATTCCTCTATAGACTAACATATCTCCAGGTTTTAAATTAACTTTAACACCTTTCATTCCTTTTTTACCAGAAGGCTCCAGATATATAGGCCAATCGTCACCACCAAGATTCATTGTTGTAGATATCTCACAACTAAATCTGTCTTTGTGTCTTTTAAGTTCATCACCTTTTTTATAAATTCTTGCATAAGTATATGCAGGGTATAGTTTTAATCCTGTTGCTTTTTCCATCTTTGGCTGACATTTTAACATTAAAGTTTCCATAGCAATGTCTGAATAATGTGAGTAAGTGTTAGGAACTTGAATATCATCATAAGATCCAAGAAATGTTTCAAAAGGAGAAACGTATTTCTTTTTTATGCATGTATCAAAAACTTGTTTTTTCATTGTAAAATAATTTGCAAGAAAGATAGCTAAATCTTTTGAAATTGCTTTTTTTATAATTGTATATTTATTTTTTTTAAAGTTCATCTTTAACCATTGGTTTGGGTACAGCTTGTGCGTTCCAATGTATAAATCTAAAAGGTTCTTTGCCGTGATCTACACTAAACTCGTGTTCTAAAAACCCTGGAAATATAATTAATGTACCCGGTACAGGTTTAAAGTGAACAAGTTCTTCTCCTGTAAGAATAGTAGTTTTATTTAGATTAGGTTTCATTTTTAATTTAGTAGCACGAGCACCTGTTCTAGGTTCATGAAAGATTGGATATGATGTTTTCTCACTAGCTTTTAAAAAATAAAAACCAGATACATGTTGATTCCAATGTATATGTGCTCCATGATGGCCACCACCTTTTCTAGAAAATTCTTGAACCCATAATTCAGTAAACAATAAAGCATATTGTTGCATGTCAAAACCTTGATGATCTAAAAACTCCCATGATTTTTGCCCAATATATTTTTTAAAATCTAAAAAATTATTATCCATTGTTAAAGGTGTTGAATGATATGATTGACCAAAATCACCATATTTTTTTATATAATCTTTATTTTGTTTTTTTGCATCTTTAATATATTTATTAGAAGCTTTATCTAAAGATTTTACAAACTCTGGTTTTTCTTCGACCCATATAGGTGTTTTAAAAAATTCTTGTATTTCCATATTATTTAAATGGTGTTCCTAGGTTCCACAAAACCAAAGAATACCTAACTCCTTTCGTTACTGGTTTGACTCTATGCCATAAAAATGAAGGAAATACAATTATAGATCCTTTAGGCAATATTTCTTTTGCTTTTTTTAAGTGTTTAGATTCATCTCGTAAAGAAGGATCATAGTTTCTAAAATCAAATTCTAGTTCTCCTCCTTCATATTCAGAGCCATCAGTTAACTG